TACCCCCCAAAGCCCCCCGGCGGGGGGCACGTCAGCAAAAAAGCAGCGCAGGCGTCGGGAACCGAAAGCGGCGCCCGATTGGAAGCCGGAGCGGTTTGAGGGCTTCTGGCGGATGTACCCCGTCAAGAAGTCCAAACAGGCAGCGATACGCGCCTGGGACTCACTGCGTCCGGACGACAGGCTGCTGGCGATGATGGGACATGCCCTCCAGCGCCAGCTGGCCAGCCCGGAGTGGCAGCGAAAAATTCGGGAGGAGGGCGGCCAGGGCATCCCCTACCCCGCCACCTGGCTCAATGGCCGGCGCTGGGAGGACGAAGCTCAGCCGGACCGGGCAGCTATGTCGGCCCCGGCCCGGGAGGGAGGTGGAGACTGTGGATTCCGCTGAGACCGCGGCCTACGGCCGAAATATCTGGGCGGAGCAGTCGGTGGTCGGCTCCATGCTCATTGACGCCCGTGTGGTAGGTCTGGTGATGGCCAGCCTCACGGAGACCGATTTTCTCCTGGAAGCGGACCGGCGGCTGTTTCGGGCCTTCCAGACCCGCTTTGCCAAAGACCAGACGCTGGACCCGGTTTTAATCTGTCAGGAAGCAGGGCCGGGAGATGAAACGCTGCGGACCTATGCGCTCCAGCTCTTGGACACCACCCCCACAGCGGCCAACGTGGAGGAATACATAGAGCTGGTTCGGGAAAACACCCGGATGACCAAAGGCCGCAGTCTCGGCCCGGAGATAGCGGCCAGTCTGACCGAAGAAGAAATGTGCCGTCTGTTTCAACAGGGTCTGGAGCTTTTCTCTGACCGAGGCCGGGATGACGAGGCGGACATGGCGAAGGCCGCTCTGGAGTTCAACTACTTTCTGGACCACACGCCCGACTATCTCCCCTGGGGCTTCCCCCTGCTGGACGAAAATCTGGACGTCTCACCCGGTATGCTGGTGGTGCTGGGCGGCCGGCCCTCAGACGGCAAGACCGCCCTGGCCCTCCACATGGCCTACGCCCAGGCGGAGCAGAAAAACGTGGGTTACTTCACCCTGGAGGATGACCGGAACACTTTGTTTTCCCGTCTCAAGGCCTCGGTCTCTGGAGTGCCTCTACGGAACATTCTGCGGCGAAAGCTGAATGAGCGGGACTATAAACTCCTGGCCGATGGTAATGACGAGATCGTAAAGCGCAAGCTCACCATCATTGACGCCGCCGGTATGACGGTCAACGACATCATCACCCGGACCCACGCCAAAAAGTTTGATGTCATCTATGTCGATTATCTCCAGATGGTTCGCCCCGCAATCCGCGGCCGGGGTACCCGGCAGGACGAGGTGGCCGACATCTCCCGGTCTCTGGCTGACATGGCCCGCAACAGCGGCATTGTGGTTGTTGCCCTGGCCCAGCTCTCCCGCCCGGCACAGAAGGGAAAGCGGGAAGCACCCCTCATGGCCGACCTGAAGGAGAGCGGCCAGATCGAACAGGACGCCAACGTGATCCTGTTCGTCTGGAGAGAAGATGAAACCAGCAGCAAAACGCCCCGCCACCTTACCTTAGCCAAAAACAAGCTGGGTCTGCTGGGACAGTGGGGTATCACCTTCAACGGCCCCACGCAGAAATTCCTGCCAGAGTTGACTACAGACCGGCCAGTGGCGAAGCGGAAAGAGCCGGAATATAAACAGCAGTCATTCTATCCGCTCCCAGACGGCGAGCCGCTGCCCTGGGAGGAGGAGTACGACCACATCGGCGCAGCGCCGAACACATAAAACGAGAGGACGAGTACAATGAGGACAACCGTGATACTCAACTTAAAGGGCGGAGTAGCCAAGACGGCCACTGCGGTAAACATGGCGGCCATCCTGGCCAGGGGTTACCGAAAGCGAATACTCCTGGTAGACGCTGACAGCCAGTGCAATGCCACAGAATTTTTTGGCGGCGACCCGAACAAAGGCAATCTGGCGGATGTGCTCCGGCATGAGGCCGACGAAGGCCTGTTCGCGGCGGCCAGTATCCAAACCAGCAATTTTCTTGGGGTAGACCTGCTGTGCGGGTCGGATGAACTGATGGACCTGGACCTGACCAAGGTGGAGCTCCAGGGCGTGCGGGCGCTGGTGCTCCGGGAAATGGTCCAGCAGCTGGCCGCCAAGGACCAGTACGATTACTGTATCGTGGACTGCCCGCCGGCGTTCAATGCGGCCAGCACCGCGGCACTGATCGCAGCGGACGACGTGGTTATCCCCATCAAGCTGGACGCTTTTGCTCTGCGGGGGATGGGGAATCTCATGCGGCAAATTACCAATATGCGGAAAATCAACCCATCCCTGCGGCTGTCCGGCTGCCTGCCCACCATGTGGTACAACAGTCCCCTGATTGTGGAGGCGGAGAAAACGCTGAGAGACAGCGGCCTGCCGATGTATCCCCACATCCGGCGCACCAACAAGGTGGACGCTATGACCTTTGCCCAGGAGCCGCTGCTGCTCACCAGCCCCAGAAGCGCCGCAGGAATTGATTACCGTGAGTTTGTCCGGGAGTACATGGAGAGGAGGAGCTGAATATGGCCGACAAAAAGGGCTTTGACCTGGCCAACCTGCTGAAAGATGTGCCCAAGTTGGACACCGCCGACGGACGGGAGCAGATCGAGTACATCGACATAGGCCAGATTGAGAGCGATCCCGGCAATTTCTACAATCTGGTTCAGCTGGAGGAGTTGGCCTCCAACATTGCTGTGGTGGGCCTCCAGCAACCCCTTCGGGTGCGCACCTCGGAAACGGACCCGGAGAAAGTAGTCGTTGTGTCAGGCCACCGCCGCCAGGCGGCACTGAAGCTGCTGATCAAGGAGGGACGCGAGGACCTGCGGGAAGTCCCCTGTATCCGGGAGCATGTCACAGGCTCCGCCGCCCTCCAGGAGCTGCGGCTCATATACGGCAACAGTGACACCCGGGTGCTCTCCTCCGCCGAACTGGCCAAACAGGCGGAGCGGGTGGAAATGCTGCTGTACCAGCTGAAAGAGGAGGGCTTTGAGTTCCCAGGTCGTATGCGGGACCATGTGGCCCAGGCTTGTAAAATCTCCGCACCCAAGCTGTCCCGGCTCAAGGTGATCCGGGAAAATCTGATTCCGGAGTACATGAACCTGTTTGAAAAGGACAAGTTGCCGGAGCAGACCGCCTACGCCCTGGCCCGTCTGCCCGGGGACTTCCAACACCGAATGCTTACCGCCCTGCAAGCCACGATTCCCAGCGGGGCCACCGTTGAGAAGGTACTGAGCAAATACAACGAGGGCTGGCGGTGGGAGCCGCAGCTGACCTGTCCCGACGGCAAAGCCTGTAAACGGGGCGACGTGTTCCTGCGTCGGGACTGCGAGACCTCCTGGCGGAGCTTCTGCGGCGGAAATACCTGCTGTCTGGAATGCGATCAGGCAAAGGCCAGCTATTCTCCTTGTGAGAGGATGTGCAGCAAGGCCAAGGCCCAGCGGAAAGAGGCCAGCGACAAGAAAAAAGAGGAGGAGTACAAGCGCAAGCAGAAACAGGGTCGGAAACATCAGAAGGAGACCCAAGATTATGCCAAGCGGCTCCTGCGGGCCATCGACGCCGCTGGAGTGTCGGATGATTCCAAAATCAACTGGAGCTATTACGACGGGTTCCCTGTTTCGACCATCCGTCAATGGGCCGCCGGCGAGTTTGATGACCCGGCTGGCTGGTATGGCCCGCGATTGGTTCCGGGCAGATGTAGCAACGACCACCTGGCAGAGGTATCCAAGCTGCTGAACTGCTCCACCGACTTCCTCATGGGGCTCACCGATGATATTCACCCGATGCCGACCCAGGAGGAGCCGGAAGATCCTATGGAAATCCTGGAGGAAGAAACCGCTTCGGCGGATTCCTGGGATGATATTTCAGAGACCTTGGACCAGGTGGCCGCGCCGGAGCCCACCCGCCGTATCCGTTGGGAGAGCCGAGGGGCGACGCCGCCGATGAACAAGACAATCCTCACTTACAAGATGACCAACGACGGGCCGGAGTACCTGCCGGCGGTGTGGACCGGCAGTAAATTCAAATCCCCGAACCGTCTGAAAGAGCTGACCGGCCTGCAATATACCCACTGGCTGGAGGTTCCTCCTCCTGGCAGCGGCGAGAGCTGCGAGGTTGCCCCGCCGGAGCAGGCAGAA